ATGAATATCGCAAACCTAACTCAAGAAGAAAAAGACAAGATCAATGTCGATTTAGCTGCCTCAGGTGTCGCATATAAAGAACGCCTCAATATGCCAGTTGTTGCATCCGAAGTTGAACGACAACAACCAGCACATTTGAGAACGTACTTTAATGAACGATTAGCGTTTTATCGTGAGAGGAGTAAGAAGTTGCCAGATGCGAATTCTGTGCAGTATTTGAAGGTGGAATGATTAAACACTATTATGTGCACTTTAATTTTAAAAACAATTGGATGATAAATGGATAATAGAATTAACTGGCTTGATTCAGCGCGAGCGATAGCCATAATGCTAGTTGTTTTCACTCATGCTCATGAAAGGACTGGAAACATCCCTTATTATATTACTAGCATATTCTATTCAATAGATAGAATAGGTGTGCCAATATTCTTTATGATATCAGGCGGTTTGTTAATTCCAAAACTATCTAGCGTAGACATAGTGGAATTTTATAAAAAAAAGATACCTAAATTTATTTTCCTCCTTATTTTTTACACTGTTTTAACTAATATGGTGTATTTCATGACTATGGGTGAGGGGTTTTTAGATTCACTATCAAAATCAATTATTAATTACAATGGAATACTAAACACATCTGAAAAATACGGTGAGTACGGCTATGCTCGGCAAATGTGGTTTATGTACTCAATTATAGGTATATATTTAATTGCTCCATTCTTATCAAAAATACTAACAAATTCAAAAACAAAAGACATCATGTTGTTTTTATTGGTGTGTATTTTATTAAATCAATTAAGATTGACGCTTAAATACTACTTCGGTGCTATTAGCTCATTTGATAGAGTTGGAATAGAGATGACTGGATCATATCTATCATATTTCATAATTGGTTACCTAATAATCAATAGAATGGGAAATGTCAAAATTGGTTATATTAAATTAATAGCAATATCTATTATACCTCCATTACTGTTATTGCTTTTAGAGCTTAAAAAAGGCGATATAAATTGGACTATGCACTGGTATTCTGGAAGTTTGTATATATTAATATCAAGTGTTTCTGTATTTATGATGATAAAGAAGTATTTTATCAATAAAGAAATAAAAACATTCAGCACTCTATCAAGATATTCTTTTGGTATATATCTAATTCATTATGCAATTATATTCATTGTGTTGTTTTTTATAAAACCTTTAAATTTAAATGTTTATGTATCAATGCTTATTATCTTCTCAACAACTATTTTTGTATCTATAGTTTACTGTAAAATAATATCAATGAATGATTATTTAAAGAGAGTAATGATGTGAAATTAAGGCGACACTGTCGCCTATTCACGGGGTTCGCAATTGCATGTATATGAGGTAACAACTGATGCTGATGTGTCGCTATTGGCAATTCCAATAACGTTGAACCCTGCCCTGCTAATGTTATTTACTGACGGTGAATCTATATTATTTGTTGTTATTTTTATCTGTGTTTCTTGTGGGGATAATTCTTTTTTTACATTGAAGTATACTCTCCCGTAAAGATCTCTTGTGTTAACCGATTTACCTGCATTACAGACAGGAATTGATATTGATGACTTTTCGAAATATTTAGAAACTGCATCAATTTCATCCACCTTTGATGGTTCGGTGAGCTTACTCCCATCTTCAATATTGGCGAAATAAAAATATTTAGATGTTTTATTTATTATTCCTATCTCATTCTCCCAGCCGTTAGCACAAAGCCAAAACCTGATCACCATCCTACTATTTATCCCAACCTCATTATTACTTTGATAATTAGGAATAGAGATTCTCACTTGATGATTATCCCAATCTGTTCCTATCTCAACACTAGATCCTGATGAGATATCATTATCATCATTATCCCACCTAGCTACAGCTTGAACAAAAATTCTTGTTTTTTCTGATGATTTACAATAAAAACCAATAGATATCGTCTTTCCAGCATATTTTGTTATATCGTTAACCCTCTGCTCGAAAATAACAAACTTACCTCCAGTATCTGACCCGTTATTTTTTATATTAATAACACTATAATATTGAGATGGAACACCAAGCCCATTAGATATACCCCTTGCCACATTGACATCATAACCACCTAACTGCCTGAGAAACCAACCATCAATCGTGTATTTTTCACTCTGATTCCCTGATGATGCTGGTATAAACTCAGTACCATTCATATTTGATTTAAATGTCCCATTTCTAATAAACTCTGGCCTGTTTGGAAATGGGGTAGATGATAAAACAACGTTACCATTATCATTTATCAGTTCGTTTGAATTATTGCTATTTGATGCATTATTTGTTTTTAATATTATTCTAGACATTTATATTTTCTCCCTAAAAATAACACACCATGGGTGTAGTTTTTCACCATTTACTTTTGATATTGTCTTGCTAGATCCTCTAATGTTCCCCCTATCACCATATCCATTCTTTTGATTAATAGCACCTCCCAAACCGTTATGATAGGCGTATGATAGAATGGCATCACTTGATGGATTTCCAGAAAGTTGAATAACTACATCGTTGTCAATAATTGAAACAGATATAATTTTATTTCCAGATGAATCTTTGTAAGAAAATCCATAATTATCTATTTCATTTACCAGATCTGTATCAATTACTAAAGCATCCTCATATCCGATAAATTTAATTGTAATGGTGTTATTGTTTTTTATGAATTCAATTGGTCTGCACGGTTCAAACTTCTCGCCAGTTATTTCTTGATGCGAAACCGCCTTGGCGTAATACTCACCCAAAAAACCCTGAGATGAATTCGTTATATGAGCGTGGTCAACGTATTTTAAATGATATTTACTAGTAACTAATGTTATTAATGGATCATTCTTATGCGCTTTTAACTGCTCTAATGGAGTTGGAAATGACAGCTCCGTTATCCCTCCGTTGTAACCATACCCCCCTGCTGATGCTGTCTGACAAATATATGCTGATATATTTACCTTCTCTTTTGTAATACTCTTAATATCATTGTTGAAATCATAAACCCAACTAGAGAGATTGTTTGCATATAATGTGTTATTTTCAACACCATCCTGCTCGCCGTGAATGATTGTTATAGCTTTGTATTTAGTTAATGGTTTGTTTTTTATTACATCTGAAACTTGAGTTATGCACTTTTCATAAACACCAGTTGAACCGCCTTTTTTTATATCCTTATAGGCCTTCCCCCCCCATGCCTGCCCTGAAAAAACGACTTTATCTGCAATGGAGTTATTTATTAACTTGTCGCATAACGTAGATGCAATTGTCGATCTAACCGTCTCATTAAAGTTATTTAATCTACCTCCTAGAGCTTTGCTAGTTATTCCAACTGGCCCGCCGGATAATGTATATGAATTGCAATTCAAAGATGACTGTATTATTGGACAAGAATCATAACCCACACCACCTTCAGCAAGTGATTGTCCAGTGTGTATGATACCCATGATATCTATTAATGAAGTCATATCATTAGATATAACATAATGATCATTAGCATTAATCATTGAGTTATCTGGATTTTTTTTATCTAAATCACTAATGATTGAAGATAAAAGACTTTCATTATGCATAATGTGTGACGTTCCATTGCCACTAAGAAGATCTTGTCTCAGCGAGGAATCACCAACACTTTTCCACTTCTCATCACCAAGGCCTCCAGCTGACTCAGGGGTTGAGCCAGCGCTAACTACTTTGGGGAGTTCACCATCCCATCTGTAGTATTCGCCATTACTTTCCCAGAGAAGAACATCGTTAGGATTGATGATGGTATTACCCGATTCAAAAGACCTCTTCGTGATATAGCCATAGTTAAGCATTGCCTGTTTTGATAAATAGTTAATACCATCTATTGTATAGTGTTTTTTACCAAAACGGTCAGTGTAAAAGTGATTATTTGACGTAACAAACTCGTCAATTTTACCTGAGTTAAATTTCAGGTCTTTCGCCGCTTCGCTTGGAACTGGATTTTGTGTTGGAATTGTAGACATAATTTTTCCCAATAAAAAAGCCAGCGATTAGGCTGGCTATGATTGAAATGAATTTAATTAAACGTTGTAATCTTTCTTTGCAGAAAAATACTCACTTGCTGTAATGCTGAAAGTTCCGTCTGCATTAGGCTTTTTGTCGCTTACAATCCATCTCATTGAGTCCATTTCAACGATATTGGATATAACGTAACGTGACGGAGATTGAACATTCATGCCGTCATAGATATTTAGCTGGATGTTAGGTATATCAGCGATAAATCCGTAAGTAGTATCGCTTCTCGGTGTGGCTTTAAACCTTTCTGTCGTATTACCTAGGTGATCAGTAATGCAGACGAACATTTCACCATCAAAGGCAACTTTTTCATTTGTTGAAAATTGATTACCGATCCTCTCAACTATATAACCAGCCTGTTGATTCTTATCGTATGTGTCAGCAACAATAATTAAGTCGCCTGGATAAACATAATCACCATCTGCGAGAGTTTGCACACTGATACTCATACGCTGATGTATTAACCTATCCATTTCTAATAGTGCCCTATCTGTCGCCTGATACTCATTACGACAACCGTGAATGGTTATTTTGTTAGGGTTTTTAGCTGGCTTGTTAACTATTTTGTTATCTTCAATACGATATTTAAGGTAGGTCTTTTTGTTGGTTTTAGGGTTTACGTATTCGATTTCAACACCATCATTACCGCTCGGCATTGTCATATCATAAGAGAGTGAGAATCCGTTTCCTGTCGTGTTTGCCCTATTAAAAGTGCCAGATGGATATTTCTTTTCCTCCTCACGAGTAAATGTAAGCACGCCGTTATCCCAAAATGAAATAACACGAGCAACATTGCATATTGTTTCTATACGCTGACCTAGCGATACATCTTCATCATCAAATGTGTAATCAAAATATCCTAAGCGCTTATCTGGAAGTGATTCATAGATTGAATACAAACCATATAAATCTATGGTGCTTTCTGGCTGTCCGGCGGTAACTAACCAAGTGTGAGCGACAGCATCAGCAAATGATCGTGATGGTCGTAACGTATAATCAACGCTACGGCTATTCATGTCGTAACTAATAACATGACGTGTAGCTAGTGCGTTATATTTACGCTCTCTTGCTCCTGTTGGCGCTTCTGTTGCCCTTACTGTTACCTTAACAAGCGTATCTTCTTCATGTACTTCGTTAATTCTCTCTCTAACAATAAAAACTTCTTCTAGCTTAAGAATGCTGTGATCATTACTGTTTTCTAATCGAGTTAATTGAAGCGCATATCTTCCATATCCAGCTAACGGCTTGAATTTTTCCGTTAGATAGTATGTTTTTGTTTTTGGTGCAGATGGGAACCCTCTATTGAATGACTCTCTTGTTCCAGCTAATTCATTGTTATTCTCATCAACCTTCCAAAACTCAATTATTGCATTAGCATAATCGCCATCACCAAGTTGGGCGTTTAAATGCACCCATAACTCACCACCATCAAGTGGAGAGAAGAAAGGCCCTACTGTCAGGAACTGATTGTCATAGAGAATAAACTTTGATGTGTTAACAATTGCATTAGGCGGTAGAGTTGCCAAATCACCACCGGTTAAATTAGTGAAAAATAATTCATAGTAATATTTTGGTGAAATAATAGCGCCATCATCACTTTCTTTCGCATTTGATAGATAAGCATCAACCTTAATATCCTTTGTAATCGAACCCTGCGGAGTATCATAAGTTACATTAACAATAAGGCTTACTGATCTAGGCTTTACGATGTCCATAAAATATCGAAACTCATCTTGCTTCTCTATCTTTATGGCCGCCTCACCACCTTTAATTTCACCAGAAATAACATTGTTAGCAGTAGCCTCATATTGTGGGATTTCGTCACTTTCATTCGGCCCAGGTATTTCTTGTCCGTCAACATCAGGAAACTCAAACCCCTCGAATATCTGTGGGATCACTTCACCTGGTTGGAATATCTGATAACTAGCACCATCAAGAGCGATTAATTCAGACTCTGAATATTTTACATTCTCAATCGTGTAGTAACCGATGCCGAAGTTCATCCACTCGGTAACCATCTTTTTATTGTCAATGTATTCAAACATTGATTGCTGAATGAGATCGGGAAAAGCTCTAACTTGCCCGTGAATTTCAGGCCTAGCCTGATATGTTCTCGCTATATTGGTTTGGCCTGTTAATCGGTTGTTAGGGCTTTCCTTTGCATTTACATCCGCCGCGCTAAATGATGGTGCCTTAGGCGCTAAGAATGAAAATATCTTGGAAACAAACTTAAATACTGGATTAAGAATATCGCCAATAATCCCTTTCGGTTGGTCAAATATTTGAATGTGATGAAATTCACTAATAATAAAGTCAAGGCGATCATCGTCGTTAAGCTTTACGCCGTTAACATAGATATCAACGTCATGATGAAAGTTTTGCTCTTTTAACCAATCAAAAAAAAGAGAGCCGGCTTTTATCTCGACTCTCTCTTTCGGCACTCCAGCAACACGCTGAATTTCAATTATTGGCATATTTCATAAACTCCAACTTAGTGAACTTTCTCTCAAGAACAATCAACCTATCCATTCTCACAGAACCGTTTTCACCTCGACTATGTAATGCATTGCCATCGATAATCAAGCCAATGTGAGCGGGTTTTGAGCCTATATAGCCTATAAATATTCCGTTATTTTCTGGTTGATTTGCTTTCTCCCAAAACTCAACTTCATTTTTATAGCAAGTAACAAAATCCGTTTCAGACTCATAGCCTGCGTCATGGTGGATCTCAATACCTAGAACGTGACGATAATAGAGAACGACGAGCCCCCAACAATCCATAGCATCAAATGTACAAGACCTGTTTCTCCATGGTTTACCGATTACCTTATCGATGAAATCCTGAGTTGTCATACAGCCTCCAAGCCCGGCCATTCTTGCGGTTCATAAATACGACCGATGTTTTTATTCAATGGATTACTCATAGATAGCGTGATAGTGACACTTTCATGATCCATCGACACATCTTTCACAAATAATTTCCATCGAGTAATTGCTGTTCCTTTGTCTTTCTCATCAAATAAGCGATAAGTAGCCTCTATGGGTGTCATTCTATTGAATGATTTCCATAGTTTAAGTTTCTGCTTAAAGTCTTGTGCGACACGGCTGAATTTAATACTAGCGTCGATGATGGGTGTTCTGCTTTGCTGACTGTCAGATAGTTCGAAATTACACGGTTGATATTCAAATCCACCTAGAACCTTTGGGAACACCTGATAAGACACGAGATAGATATCACCAAATGACGGATGACTAAATTGCAGCGTCTCATAAAGTATTCTGTTTGGCCTTTGTGCCCGATACTCTCTTAGTGTAGGCATTACAACTCCTTATACTTTGGTAGAGTCTCAGTGACGATAATATCTAGCCAACTTCCAAATGATGGAGGAAACTCAACAATAATATCGTCGAATTCATCATCTGAATTATAAAGTTTCTTGCTAATGACCTGACCAGTCCATGTTACAGAAGATCCATTAATACTGGTTTGCACTGGATAGGAAACAAAATGTAATTCCTGCTCCTGCAACCCACTACCACCAAGATTAATTTTCATCCTGAACCAGCGATTACAATTATCAAGATAGTTAGGACTTCGCAACCATTGCGCAAATGCCCGCTCCTGTTGAAGTGTAAATATCCAATTCACACTCCATACAGTTTTTAAGTCATCAGTTAACTTCTGAAATATACGTGCGCCTACCTGTGGCTGATCTGTCAAGAAACCAGTATCTAGCGTCATGCTTTTATCAGCTTTCTGTGCCAGAGGAAGCCAATCAGGGTAATCAATAACCATATATCAACCTCTTGCTCTCGCTGTTGCCGATGTGTTTCTTGTGATGGATTGAAGCATAGGGCCTTTGTTATCCATATCCATAATGAATGCCTGAATGGTTAGCGTATTTCCATCTTGTGAGGTCTGCGCATCAAACTTGTGGCCACCAGATGAATAGTCATTAAAGACAACATTCACATTCATACCGCCACCCTGCATATCTTTATTGGAAATAACCTTTCCATTGTCACCGGGGATCATGTATTGACGACCGTTGTTAGCCTTGAATATCTCAGGTTTACCACCCTCACCAACTCGATACATTGAACCAGCGTCAACAGGGCCACCATTTTTACGAGCGCCTGCAATTGCCAGTGTTGAGGCAAGACCGGTAGTTCCAACCAAACTTGCATTAGCTGGCGCGGCATTAGCCCCCATAGTAGCTAAAGAAACAAAAGCAGCAGCGGGAGCCCATGCGGAAGCAACAATTGCAGCTTCGCCCATAGATGCGGCAGCAGCAGCGGCGCCCATTGTTTTTCCAATGATGAAATTCTTCAGCATTTCAACGCCAGTCTGAACGATGGAATTAACAACACTGTTTAGTATTGTGTTACCAAGTGATCTCATTGCATCGGCGGCAGTCATGGTACCAGTCAATAATCCAGTAATGGCATTCGATGCACTTCCTGCCATTGCATCAACAGCAGATGTAAGCATGTCAAAACCTAAGCTCTGCTGGCTTAACATCTGCCACTGTGCGGCAGTTTGCTGTTCGTTGAATTGCTTTTCCTGTGCCGTTCTTATCTGAAGGTATTGTGCATCAGTGATTTGTTTAGCTGTCGTAAATTGCTCGTGTGAGATTTGTTGGTTTGCATACGCTTGATTAATGATTGCCATTTCATCAGCATAATACTTATCCATAAGCGCTAGTTTTTTAGCGTTCTCATTTTTCAATTGCTGAACAGGATCGAACTGCGCCCTATTATCTTCAATTGGAGAAACTGAAGCCTGAGCATTTGCCTCAGCTATTTTTTTAGAATACTCACCAGCTAACTCAACTCTTCTTCTTTGGTAATTCTCCTCAGTAACCAAATTACCTTGAAGTTGCCTTTCGAGTTGATCAAGAGATAACTTGTATTCTTGATTTGCCTTTGCTTCTGGATTTTGAGAGAAAGCATCTTTCCTATCTTGGATTTTCTGTTTTAAATCAAATTCCTTTCCTGCTAACTCTGTTATTTCTGCAATTTGCGCTTTCGTTGCTTTACTGCCAAGTTTTTGAACGGCTTCAAGAATGGCGGCTTCGCGAGCAAGTCCTTTTGTTTCTAATTCAGCAACTTTTGTCGCATTGGCTACATCGGTGATCTTCTGTTTCAGCTTTTCAGCTTCAGTGGCTTCTTTTAATGCTGCACTAGCTGCCTCTTTTGCTGTTTTAATTCCTTCTTTTTTGGTTTGTTCGTTTTCATATATCTGAGCTGCCATATCTTGTAATTTCTTTATGGCACCATAATCTGCCGTCCCTGCATCCTCCGCGTCATATAAAGCTTGTAATTTGGCTTTTTCAACACCTTCTTTCTTGGAGAGCTCAAGCCTTCTTTCCATCTGCTTTCTTAGTTTTTCACCATCCTCACCGCCGAAATCAACAACTAATTGTTTGGCATTGAATTCACCTTTTGCGCCAGTAGCCTCTCTTATTTGCTGAGTAAATCTACCAAGAGCTGATTTCTCAACATCAAGAGTTGTTGCACTTTTAACGCTTAAATCAATTGCTTCCTTTGCTTTCTGGTTATATTCAGATTGCGCTTCAGATAAATACTTTGTTATCAGTTCGTGTCGCTTTTTATTCTCAGCTAAATCGCCTTCTAGCTTTATCTTTTCTCTTAAGATATTTATTGTATTTCGTTCAATTAACTCTGGATTATTACCGAGAGCGTCCTGCTGCATTCTTAATCTGGCTTCAAGTCTCGCGAGTTGATTCTCTTGATCCTTCATTTCTGAAGTTAAAACTTTTTGTTTATCAGCAGCATCTTGCGCGTCACGAGCAATCTCTTGGTACGACAAACCTTTTAACTTAGCTGTTAACTGATCAACACTATCCGCAAAGTCTCGAGCCTCTTGCTTGGCTTGCTCTGATTTCTGATAGAAGTAATAGATTGCGGCACCAGCTAACATGGCCACGCCAGCTGGACCACCTAACATTCCCATGGCGCCACGCAATAACCCCATAGATAATGATGCCGCTCTTGCTGCGGCTGCTGAGTTTGTCATTGCTGCTGTTTGCGCTTGCGTTGCTTGAGTTAATGTTATTGCAGCTTTTGAAGCTAATGATTTTTTAGCAATTAAGTTATCAAGTGCAGTTGCTTCCGCTAACGTTCCTTTTGCAACGTTGTACTCTGCTTGAGCTAGTGCAACAGCCGATCTAGTAGAGGCTAAATTAGCCTGAGCCTTTCTAACTGACATATTTGCAGCATACTCACTTGCTCTTGCTGATTGCAGTGTAGCGACTGACTCTTGACGAGAGGCGGACGCCATCATCACCTTTGACTTGGTAGCCATAGCCAACGCGCCAACATATCTTGAACCAACCACCGCTGCGATTACCGTCAAGACAGAACTAAGCTCATCTAAATTCTTACTAACAGTAATAACCGCATCACTAAACGCACTAATGGTTGATTTTATTGTTGTATTTTCACCGAGAAACTTTGTTAGGTTGTTACCTGCCTCTTGAAATGCCTGCGACATTGTTCGAGTTGTTTTAGCGAATTCCTTACCGATTGCATCACCTTGAGAGAGCAACCCTTTCACAACAACATCAGTAGTTAACTTACCTTCTGCCGCCATCTTACGAAGTTGACCAATGCCAACCCCCATCGAATCAGCAAGTGCAACCATCAAACGGCTACCTTGCTCCGCTACTGAGTTAAATTCCTCACCACGGAGAACACCTGAAGCAATACCTTGTGATAGCTGAATAATGGCGTTTTCTGCTTCCTGTGCAGTAGCACCAGAGACGATAAATCCTTGGTTAATAATTGATGTTAATTTTGCTAAGTCTGACGCTGATGTGTTGTATTCTCTCGTTCCTCGCTCTAATCGCGCATAGAGTGTCGCAGTAGCGTCAAGACTAGATCGTGTCACTTGAGAGATATCAAAGACACGTTGAGTGACATCAATCAGTGACTCACTTGCACGAACTGAGTTAGATAGTTTGTTGTTTAATTCAGTCCATGCCTCTGAATAACTAGCAACCATTGAAGCCGACAAATAACCAGTCAGAGCAGCCGCAACTTTAGATAGAGACTGCATTGAGCGCTCTGTGTTATTTACTGACTGAGACGTTCGGTTAAAGCTACCATCCATACGATTAAGGCGTTGCTCTAACTGCTGTTGCGATGTAAGCAATTGCCGAACATCCATTTGAACTTGATAAACAATTTCGCCTACATTTGCCATTTATCGGCTCCTTAAAATGAAAAACCCCGCCGATTGGCAGGGTTGTGTTGAAAAATAATGGCTAATTAAGTATCCCAGACCTTGTTTCTAAAGATGAATCTGATAAAAGGTATTTGGTGACCTTGTCTTCTTTGAAGTTTATTATTAATTGCTTAACTTTCGTATCAGCACCACCGTCAAATAATCCGTATATAGGAATAAATGTAGTTCCTTTTATCGAGGTGTCAGAAAGTGTGTATATCCACTGCTCATCCGCATTACTATTTAATGTAGTCGCCATTGGTGAGCCAAACATAGATACAATATCTTCTTTTGTTGTTTCACCTTTTTTTATTTTATAACTAATACTTTCTTGAGTTTCATTTTTTATAGAGTGATTTCCTGATGAAGCACACCCAGACAATGCAATGGAGCAAAGAGCTAAAACAAGTATCATTTTCACAGAGCATATCCTTCTAGCTAATTTATTTAATTATTTTCTTTTTAAGATTTCTTTTATTTTTTCGTGATTTGTTTCTTGGGTAGAGTCTGTATCTAAGATATTTCTTTTTTCTGTTGATGAGACCGATTTACCTTCAACCGCATCAACAATTGATCCACAACCAAAGAAAACAGATCCTATTAATGATGAGAAGCATCCACCAAACACAAGTAGTGTTATATTTGGCATCTGCTCGGCCATCTTATAACTAGATGTGTTAACAAAAGACATTACCCCTAAAAATATAGACACGATACCAATTGCCAATAATACCCCGCCAATATGTTTTAAATTCACAACACCATCCTCGTTAGTTAATGTTTGAACAATATTACCTTGTTGAGTTAATTACAGAAAATACAATTCCTCTTCTTTCCCTGTGTTCCAACCTTCTTTTAGTAATTTATCATTCATTTCATTTAATTTACTTAACTCACCATTTTTCTTGTATATTCCGCTTAATATTGGTAGCGCATAATGATTTGGGTAATAAAATTTATTATTTGATAGAGTTCCAGTTGATCTTGAATACTCATCCATACCCTCTATGTGCCTTTTCTTCATTGCTTGCATTACAATTGATGATATGGCTATCGACTTCTCACACAGTAAAATAACATTTTCTTGGTTATTATTAGCTTTCTGTTTTTTTATTTCTTCTAGCAATGAAAAATGTAGCGTTACAATTTCATCTTTATCCAAAAAGGCTATTTTAGATAGTTGCTCTCTAATTGCATTAATCATAATAAATATCCTGTCTTATGCCATCAAAGCTATTAAAAGATAAAAGTATTTATTATGTTATATAGATGGTAATGCAAAAGAAAGCAAACTAACTCATTTACGTTTCTTGCTAACTAGTCGACGCTTACCACTGATCAACTCATCATTACGCTTATCATCTTGCTTCATGATGTTGTCATATTCGTCTTTAGTGAAGCCTTTCTCATCAGGATATTTAGCTTTGAGCATCATTTGAAACTCAGTCATGGTTAATTGTTCGGCTTCCTCTCGATTCATACCAAAGTGCGCACGAGCAGAGCTAATGTAGTCAATTGCCATAAACTCATCTGAGAATTCATTTTTGCCTTCGTTACGTTGAAGTTTGCGGATCTTCGCTTTACCGATAATTCCATGAGTGAATAGCTCTCTGGCAATGACAATAATGTCAGCGATTGGCATCTTGCCGTTTTTATAGACAATGCCGCGCTTACCTGATTTCCACTCGCCAATGATTTCAGAGCAGTCATCGTCACAACACGCCTGCATCACTATCATTGCAGTTTGTAGGATATTGCGTCCGTATGTTGGTTTGCTAATGGCTTTTATTAACCACTCAGGAATAACCCTGTAGCTCATTACGGCGCGTGCAATTAACTCTTGCACCTCAGCGCCATTTAATTGACCGTAGGCTTTCACAATCTGTTTAGGCTCACCAATTCTTGTCATATTGATGAACGATGGTCTAAACAAGTAATCCTTTTTATCAGTAGAGATAACCATCTCACCGATTTCTAAAATAGGCGTCATAATCCCTCCTGAATATTATCAAGGGCACTCGAAAGCGCCCTTTGTAATATTAAGCAGCGGTGACGGTGACCACGCATTTGGCTATTTTACTACCATCTTCGGATGTGACAGTAACGTTCGCAGTACCTTCGGCAACACCGCGCACAGTGACCACATTCACAAGCTGAGTAACCGTTGCAAATGCAGGTTTATCGCTTACGGCGGTATAGTTTTTGTTAGTCGCATCTGTTGGTGTAAATTTGACAGTAAATGTCTTAGTCTCACCAACTTTTACAGACAGAGTGGCTGGCTCGACAGCAATACTTTCAACTGCGATTTCTTCTGTTAGCCATTCAACCGTAGTTGCGGTGTGAACTTTTAATTCACCTGAATAGGTGGCAAGCTCTCTGGTTGGAAACTCCATCGACCACGATGTGAAGTTGAAGTATCCTTGGAGGATTTCCTTGCCGTCACCACGCATGTCCAATTGAACCCAGTAACCAGTTTGTCGACGAGCTTGAATCTCTTCCAGCAATTCCTTAGCAAAGCTCATGGCAGAAGTAGAGCCTGGCAATGGAGTGACCCTCATTTCACCATCGACACTAATTGTTAAGTCGGCTCCGGTCACGATAGCTTCTGACAGACCAGGAGTATCATCAGCATTAGAGTTTACGGTCTCCATCCCATAATCGAGACTCTTGCTTGTAACCGCACCAAAGCGCATAAAAGAGCTCTGATCTGGAACTTGTGATGGACAGCCTTTTGCAATACGCAAAATGCCATGATCACCTAGCATATTACCTTTATCTTCTGGGCATTGTGCCATGTTATAACCTCTTTATTTGCAAATAAAAAAGGCCGCATAAGCGACCTGTTGAGATGTGTTTAATTTAAGATGTACAGCGGAAAGAAAGCTTGAGGATAAACCGACCTTCTTCTGTCGGTATGGGTCTTGGTAGACCGCCTAAGTTGTATATTGAATTGAGTTCGCAATCTAACGAGTTGTTAGCAACGTAATTTAGAATTTCATTAGCTCTTATCACTGTTGGCTCTGGATCATACTGCGCAGATACTAAAACAAGCGTCACGAAATCATCAGCACCCAAATCAGCAAATCGTCCGCTACCATCATCAGGCTGAATAACAGCATATTGCTGAGTCTTTTCGTCTGGTTGCTCATTCCACGTCAGATATTGAACGATGAAACCATCGAGCAGATTACCTCTGTTTAAGTAGCGCTCAAACTTCTCGTGTATCATATTTGAAGCTCCCGTCTTACCGCGTCATCAATAGCCTTGCGTTCATCTTCAAAACCACGAGATAAGAACTCTTTACGAGCACTTGAACGCCTAAAGTTTTGCTTAATTCTTGGATCATGAACATAAACCGCGTAGTTTGCTGTATATCCGACGCGACCGGTTACTCTAGTGCCATTAACAGTGACTTCCCTGAATTGGGAGTTGATAAGTGTTGATGTATCAATAGGTGTGTATATAGCCGCCTGAGCACTACCAATCAGTAAAGCTGACTGAATAGCTCTCATCACTTTTTTACCCTGTATATCACCAACGAGCGCTCTAAGGTTTGCGTTAGCCTGAGAAATACCCCTTACTTTTGCCCCCATATCACACCGCCGTTATCAGAGTGTAGTCATCTGCAATATGCTCGAATAAATCCTCATCACGTTTGATGAATTTTATTTCATCAGCACCGGAAGATAACGGATCACCTGAGTGCTTACCGATAGCGATAAAGTCACCTTTTTTAGCATCAGCATACTCAGTCCAGAAAACCAACTTAATGGTAATTTCAGATCCAACATCCAACTTTCCAGATTTAAGCTCACTACCATAGCCACAAAGAAAATGAACCGGCTCATAGAATGTAACTTTTCCATATTGATCTTTTCCGCTTGGTCGCCATAAAGTAGCCCATGAGGTGTAAGCCCAATTTGCAACTGAACTCATTACGCCCCCCTACACATACAGCCACCTTTCGCTATCCACAAACCAGCATGAGCAGTTTGAGTTGGATCGTCTGGTATTAACCCATTAGCACAACCGTGCTTATCTAAACCACGCAAGAGTGATGTTGCCGATTTCCATCTATCACCAAACGATTGGTATCGAAATGAGCGTGATGCGCCGTTAGGTGCTGTTTGTGAGCTGATATATCTATCGCCTTGACCAAGTGCCATAAGTGAAAGCAGATACATCTGGATTAATAGTGCGGTTGCTGATGGATAGTGTTTATCAAGACACTCTTGAATACTGCCTACCTGTTCAATAAGTGCATCAAGAATAAAATCAGGTAATTCTATCCCCTGCCCTGTCAGGTACTCTTTGGCTTGCTCTTTTGTGATCATGATTACCTCACAAAGCAAAGCCCCCTTTCGAGGGCATAAAAAAACCGCTTTCGCGGCTATTCATCTGGAAGCAGAGCAATTAACTCATCGACCTTGGCTTTCTCATCAAACTCAATGCCTAGCTCTGTTAGTTTTTCGATTACCTCTTTCTTGGTTGGCTTTTTAGGTTGCTCAATTGATGGTGTTAATGCCGCAGCGGCTTCATCTGACAATACGCGAACATTCGGCTTTAACACTGGGTGTAACTTTTCAAACTCTACCACTTGACCCTTAGCTGTGCCATACCAAGGGATAATAACTTCATACTTAGCCATAACTATCTCCTTAGCTCAGTTCGCCACCATAAATAACGCCAGATAAGCGTTCGTCATCACGTTTAATTTGCATACCTTGCGCCGTCATTAACATGAAGTTAAAGTTTGACGTTGGTAGCCGACGCTCAAGAGGGATAATATTTGTTGGCATACCAACAAGAGGAGAGATAACATCCTTTCTGCGCTCATATGCAATAAATTCATTTCCTTTAAGCGCGAATGAACGGCGAATTTCTTTTACAGGAATGTACGCCATAATCTCGCCAAGCACGGTGCCATTAACGATTGTGTTACCACCTCCGAACGAAACCATATTAGGTTTATTCAGGTTTGACCAAACCTCATCACTAACCCACATAATGTCATAAGCAGACACCTTGTTTGCTGAAGCTTGCTTTCCAAATGCACCACTCGCACCAAAGAATTCAATTAACTGCTCTTTTGTTGCTGTGCGTAAGTCAACCGAACCACCGCTAGGAGATGCTGTTTTTAAGTCGATTTTTACAGTGTTCCTGTGGTTTCGAATGCCCTGCATTTTCTTACCATCAACAGAAATTGACGCATCACCATCTAACGCAGAGCTAACCAATCTTTTATTATGCTTACGCTGTTTTGCCATATGAGAATCCAAAACCAAGTCCAAACCAACGGTTTTAAGTCCTTCACTGTGACGCCAGTTAACACCAAAACCAGATGTATAAATAGGAATTGGGTCTCCGTCTGAATCGTAACTAGTATGATCAAATGAAAATGGTGCCTGACCATCAATGCTGACAGCAACATCATCAGAAATATCACCAACCATGTTATACATTTTTAGCGTCTTACCAATTGGCAATACGGTTTGAACGCTCATTAAGTCATCTAAGATCTCCATGCCGTCAGTTTGATTGCGTAACTGGATAACTTGATTATCTAATTCAGCCCAAAATGTTGTAGAAAATCCACCTAACTGATTAGCAGCCATAAACGCTTGATTCGCCACTAACATCTCATTAGTCATGAATCGCTGATTCGCTTGCATCATTTGATTTTGTTGAGCGTTATGCATATTTCGAATAGCCCAAACATGATTCCAGTGATCTCGAATATGACTGTTAGTTGCTAAAGTTTCAGCATTAAAATACATAGTTTTTTTCCTTTTAATTACGCAGTAGCCACGGTGCCAACACGAAAGCGAACACGAATGAAATCATCAGCTTTTAGCATCACTTCATCCTGAGAGTAGCCAATTACTGATTCCGTATCAGCGGATGCAAGAGCGCCTTTACCGCTGGCGCCAAGCTTGATCGGAGAGTCTTTTTTGTAAGTGCCAGCAGGAACTAATACAGCCAGTTCTCGACCTTCTTCTACATACTCGCCAACCAGAGAATCACCAGCAGGAATGCCATCACGAATAGATAGTCCTTGGTGATATGCTGGATTAACTACATAAATGCGCCCGGATAATGCAGTAGCTTGAGTAAACTCATTGTCTGCGTTAATAACAACAAAAGTGCCCGGCAACGTAACTGCTTTTGCTGCGCGAGTTTCTGTGATTGATTTACCGTCAAGGTTTACACGGCGATAGCGACTAGTAGCCATTATTTAGCACCTCCAAAGTATGCTGCTGGATCTGGCGCGCCAGTTTTCTCTTGCTGTGCAGCTGAGTTTCCTGACAAGCTTGCTGCGTCACCAATCTGTTTATGCATGTCGAACAGTGCTTGACCTTGCAGTGAGTTTGCAACTACTTCACCGTATTTTTCGGCAACGGCTTTACGCATTTCTGTTTCTTCTGCGCGCTGGTTTGCGGTTAATGATTCTTCCAACTTCTTGTAGTTAACCTGTAATGCATCAACCTTTTCGTTAATTGGCTTTAGTTGCTCAGCGAAGTTTGCAGCTAATGCCTGAGTGATATCACCTACGAGTTCTTTCTTTTCTTCTTGAGTTAAAGGCATGTCGCCCTCCGTGCTGTTATTAATTGCAGGGCTTGCCTGCGGTTTACTAAAAGCTGATTTAAGTTTGTTTGTTACAACCTTTACCCATGACTCTTGTCGCTCAACTTCTACGCCTTGCGTGTCAAAGGTGATGTTGCCATTTTCATTTGTGTATGAATGTAGTTTTGCATTGCCACCATCGATAACGATTACTGCATGAGTGTCTGTGAAGTCCGACACCCACACGTAACCATCACCAGCAACAAACTGTTTCTTTGCGGCCATTTCAAGTCGATGAGATTTTTCACGATAAGTTTCACCAACCAAAGCACCGCTGTTAGTTTTAACCTCTGTGGCTTGGTCGGCATTAACCATCATTCCAACACCTTGATCTGGTGTTGCTGCGCCTGACTCATAAAGCAGAATTGCGTCATGATCCATGCTGTGTATCTTTGCAATCCAGTTATAACCCTGTGCTTTCTGTTCTTCGTTTGCTTCAATCTGCTCAAGAAAGACAGCAACGCTCGTATGAATTGGCTCTGAGCTTTCACCACTTTCAATCGCTTCTACGCGCTGAAGAACTTCTTTACCGCCTTCTGACTCTTTAGCCTTGTCTACATCTATCCACTTTTCTAAATAGATGCGATTACCTACCTTGGAAACATTTCTGTTTGCTGCGCCGATATACCCAACATTAAGACCTTCGAAAGAAAGCGCTGATACAAACTGACCATCAAGCGTGGGATGCCCTAAAGGCGCAGGAGTGCCTTCTAACTCTCGGTAATGGGCGTCAATCTCACTTGCTGGATATAATCCACCATTCATAATGACGTTTGCTGGAAGCGTATAACTTGGGATAATAATGTGCTCACGGCCGTTGTATGTTTCACGCCGAATAGAGGCGCTATTAACCTTGGTCGTGACATTTACTTGAATTGGCATCAGTTATTCCTCCGCCCATTGATAACCACGTTCTTTCATGGCTTCTTTTTCCTCTAACAGTTTATTGATGAGAATCTTGTTGTAAGGTTTGCCGTCTTTATCAACAAGAACGGTTATAGTTGAGCATTTACAGTTAATTGAATTGGCATCACGAGCCCACCAATCACGTTGTTCATCAGACGTAAACATCTTCCCGTGCCTAGCGGCATGATTAGCTCTTGTCGTTGGGCTTAGTGCGGAGATATGAATTTCACGAGTTTCAAGGTTAAGCATTTCCTTGGCTTCGTCAGCTTCATCTAAACGAGCCCTACGCAATGCGCTTGTTATCTCTGTTCTTGCTATTCGATTAGCTCGGCGGGTTTCAATGCCAGCCTGATTAGTTAGGTTTCTAGCTACTTCACGAGGATTTAAACCTCTCGCGATACCATCTGTAAGAATGCGAGCCATGTCAGCCTTAACCTGACCAGATAGCCCTTTCATCTCCTCAAACACTCGAGCGCGAACTAGAGCCATTCTTAGTTGATATGGCTCACTCATCAGTATCGTTGCAACACTTTGTTGAGTTGCTGCGTAGACAGTTGATTGCTGTGCTAAGTTTGCGTACTGCTGTGCTGTACCTCTTTCGTATGCTGTGCTGACGTATTCGAGGAAAAGAAAGTTACCGAATTCACCGCCATTCAAAAGCACCTCATCAACCATTAACTCACCATCTCTCAACAGTATTGATAGATAGTTAGGATCTAAATCGAATTGGTATTTTCTATTGACGACTGGCTCAGAGGGGATCCTGTTAAGAAGTTGAATATAGCCTTTTGATATTCTTCGAATGCGTTTCGCAAACTCTCTCATTGCGCCACGTTCTAGTTTATCGACTGATGTTGGATCAGCTTTCGTTCCGGGTCTTATCGCCGTCCTTATTTTCTGTATCTTCATCAGTTTCACCTAATGGCTCTTCGCTATCATTTTCATAGCCAGCCGCTTCCCTAATTTCTTCGACACTAAACACCGGCTCACCAGTAGCGAGAGCGGTTTGATTAATTCGACTCATTTTCTCGGAGCTATCCAGTTTTTCAGTAGATGACTGCTCATTTAAATCATCCCAAATAACCGTTTTCTCACCAATAGGCTCTAGTACCTTGATGTTAATTAGGTGGTCGATGAAATCCTCTATCTCAAATGAGAGTTCGCTTTCTCTGCGTGATTGGCATCGTGAATTGAAATACTTCTGATCTTCGGTGCTAGCTCTTTCGCCCGTTTGCATGCCAACAAGTATTTTGGATGGAATATCCATTGCGGCTGATGCGGTTTGAAGATTGACGTTATAAGTTGGTGTCGGATCAGATACAGCACTAACCAGAGGTGAAACGTTAGCCCCTTGAGTAACAAGAACCGAATCGTTACCGATGTTAATTTCTCTGGCAACTTCGTTATATATTTCCTGTAAGCCAGAGACATCAACGCCGTACATTCTTGCTATTTCATCTAACCTAGACTCTTTGTCGTAGTTGATATTTAGCTGTCTTGCTGCGTTTTTAAGAAATGACTCACCAGATCCTCCCTCAACCTTTTCAAGGCTTACAAATGCGTTATATGCAGGCTCAAGGAAACCGATGGCGTCAACTGAATAATCACCTAGAATGAAAATCCTGTCTGGATGAATATTGATATTTCTAGTTCCACCATTCGGTAGCGTCTCCGTGTACTGCCACATGCTAGGTTGACCGTAATTAGGAGAATCAATGTCAGTCACCCAATCAGTAGGCTTAATTGCATTCGCCCAAGCTGGTGTGGCTTTTTTAAGTAACTTTGATTTCGTGACGGGCTCATACCACTTTCCACTATCATTGATGTGAAGGATCAAGCCTGCATAGCGACCGACAAGACGCTTCTGATCTGCTTCTTTGAACGCTTTCCAAATACGCTTATTCACGTACTTTTTAAATGAAGCTTCCCAAGTTGTTTCTTTCTTGTATTTATCTGCTTTATCCCCCTCAATCACTTGAGGTGATGTTTTCCAGCAATTACCTACGAGTTTTGTTACCCCACCAAAGGCAATACCACCGCGGCGAAATAGCTTATATAAATCCTCAAAGGTTAAATCTTGTTTGAATCCGTACTCACACCAAGCAGATGATCGCTTCGCATCAAGCCCCATGGTTGGATTAACCAAAGCCATACGGGCACGAGCTATCGCATCACTCACCATGTGATTGACGGCTAGTTTCATGTTTTCTTGCATTATCGCCTCAGTAATCGTTTTGGAACCAATAGGCCTGCATTTGATTTTTGTGTGATATACCCATCAAGCCCATACCTAACCGCATCCCAGCAGTGGTTGTTCTTATCCTCAATAACGGGAAGAACCTCACCTGTGATCCGGTCTGTTTTATACGAGTAAAGACGGGCTTCTTTTGCTGTTTCTTTACAGCGAGGATGAATGATTATTTGCTTGAATCCGCGTAGATGTGTAATGCCATCTTCTACGCTACCCTGCCATTTTTTAGCTGCGGATATATTGAAACCTTGGCGCTTTAAATAGCTGATTGTTTCGGGGCGTGCGGAGTCTGCTTTAATCGGCCACTTGCGAGATTCAGGTATCTTGTCGTAAAACGCTGGCATGTGGTCAAGTTCTACGCCGATGCCGTATGCTTCGTATTCGATGTGCAGACAGTCATCAAGGATGAACTGACGTAGTAATGTATTTGGGTCTTTAGAAAAACCGAAGTCAGCACCGAATAGCAATCTGTCTGCTTTCTGCCATAAATCATCAGGGAACGATTTAACAACATATTTATTTGCTAATACCTGCTTATCGGAGTTTTCAAGATAAGCACCTTCCCAAATCCATGCGTAGGTAGCAGAGTCTAATCTTTCCTGATCACTTAACCGCTCTTCTTCAAGCACTGATGGAAACCAAGGGTTATCACCGTAATTCATCTCAACAACAACGGCATTATCAGGAGGATTCTTTCTAAATCGTTTATCCGTAGCGCTACCGTCTCTTTCTGGGTTCCATGTCACCCATATTTCAGATCCAGCCTCACGAACAGTAGGCGTTAATTTAGTCCATGCTATTTCTGATACTGATTCAGCTTCATCAACCCAAGCAATTAATATTCTTGCCTTAGATTTAATGCTATCTAAATTATGTCGTAACCCTGCAAACACGTAATTGACAGAGCGACACTTTGTGCGAATGTACTTCTCACCGAGTTCATAGAAGTCATTTAACCAAGGCACAGACCTAATCGCCTGCTTTACCTCTTCCATTGATGATTCTTCTAACGAGTTCATGTACTCACGAGCACAAAGTATTACGCCAGATTGACCATTCATCGCAGCCATGTAGCCACGAATTGCCGTCATTAATGCAAATGTTCTTGTCTTTGCAGATCCTCGCCCACCGTGTGAACATCGATAGCGATAATTACCTTCAAAAGCTGGAATTAATTTAGGCGGTATTTCAATCCTCGCTACCGTCATTGCTACCTCCGGCAACCAGAACTATTTTTGTTGGCGACATTGAGCCGTCAGATGATTTCAAATCAATATCCTGAGTTACTTTATCTCCATACTTTTTAGGGCTCATTCTTGCTAAAGCCCACTTTCTGGTATCTATCCTTAACCTTGCCTTAGCAACTGCCGCTGGTTCTTCTTTTACATCATCAGCAATATCAAACAACTCTTCAAACACGGCGTCAGCTCTTGATTCCATTGCTTTCGCGTACTGTTCACGAAAGTCAGGGTATTCTCGTAACCAACGCATGACTTTAGTTGTGTTTGGCATTCCTGGTCGCTTGCATACAGTACGCAAACTTTCACCATCGGCAATTAGAGCGCATACATCGTCCGCCACCTCTGGTAAGTAATCAGAAGGGCGACCCATTTTCTTTTCAGTCGCCATTAATCAGCCTCTTTTAGAATAATTAACTGGTTTCGTTTATATATCTCCGGCAATCAATGACACCTTTGAGGATATAAACCTATATAAAACTCTATCAATGCCACTCAAAGAATGACATTTGTAGAATTTTCTAAAATGAATAATCATTTACTGTTCAACCACTGGAACATATTTAATATCACTAATCTCATCAGGTGATATGTATACCCATGAACCATCGAGTGATGCGATGCCGATTAACCCATTAGTTACACGAGGCTCTTTAGTGGTCATCATGCCTTCGTAGGTTGTGCCGTCTTTCTTGGTTGCTATTACGTGATACTTTTCTGACATAGTTATTCCTTGATGATGAAACTAAACTTCACGTAGCTTATTTCATCTTTGTTCACATAGATCACATCTAATCCGCATTTATCAGTACTTAGTTCAATGAATTTACCTTCATCTTTAATGTCGCATGGCAATGTTGTGTATCCATAAATTAACTCACCATTTTTCATTGTTACTATCACTTTAATTCGATCGATAAAAACAGGTTTCTTTTGCATACGTATTCCACCCAATAAAAAAGGCCACTAGGGCCTATTTGGTTTTCTGTTTGTTGACTAACTTGCCTAACTCTCGCTCGACGATTTCAGCAACTATTCTCCCATCATCAACTCTGCCACAGTGTAAGTATTCAAGTGATTGCTGTAATTGACGATGGAGAGTATCTAGCCAGTCTTTTTCTTGTTTGGTCACTATTCAATACCAGGAAGATAGATTTGAGCTTCTTTTACAACTCGCTCCCTTGCAGATAGTAGTAATTGTTTTCTACCACCAACACCCCAATTAGCCATTGTTCTAGCGCAGCTACTGACATTTTTAGTTTCGGTATTGATTACATGATCTAACTTATTCAACTTAGCCATGATATCTAACCCTTTTCTCGTAGCATCCTTAAAGGTGTTGTAGACAAGGATTTCAAACTCTGGCTTTAACCAAGCTGCATATCGAATAACAACTAACTCTAATGCCCATACACCATGATTAAGCCCACCGTTAATGACTTTGACCGCAGTGCATTTTTGCATTGCGCTTAATTTTTCTACAAATGTCTTAACCTGTTTGCTTCTCAAAAATTGGCTTGGCTTTTGATTCTCTCTGGCTTCGCCATTTGCCACGGCCGAGGCATGTAAATCATTTAGGTTATATCTTCCTTTGTCATCGACGCGAACAGATACACCATTAATACTTACTCTTGGATATTGCATAACGTATTACCTTCATTTGAAATGAACCCTCGTTCACATAGAAAATCAGCCCGTCGAAGCTCGCCAGCTATAACTGACTTCCTCGAAGGCTCATATCAAAGTGATTGGATTCGACGTTTTTTAATTACTCTGTGAATGAGCGGTGAAATGCGTAGAGTTCGCAGCTTAGCGATACACTGCTAAGCCACTTCTAGTCTGTTCCTAGCGGTCAAGATAGGTATCACTCTCCTTGATGGATAAACGATTTATCTAACCTTGTAGGGGTTATTCTTTTGGAATGCTTTTATCCAACTCTTCACGGAATTGAGTTGGGTTATCGAAGCCTTGTGTTGCCATGATATTTCTCCATTAAAAAGCCCCGCTATTGCGAGGCTCGTTATTAATCTTTGATAAATTCATCTGTCGAAATTGAGTTATGAACCTCAACGAGTTCTGCGGTGGAGCTATCTACCACGACCTTAACGTGAGGATGATAGTTTTCTGCAAGATACTTCATTAGTGGTTTAACTACTACGTCGAATTCAGATTCATTTTTTTGATTCATTTTATCACCTGTCGTTGTTGTTCAATTTCCCGTATTGCTTTCTTGTCTGAATTACATTGCTCAATAACCGATAACAGGGAGATGTTTAACATTAACGATTCTCCCCATGTCATTTGTTCTGGTATGTATGGCAATAGACAATCAGCGGTGAGATGTGCTGGTATCGCTATGTGCTCCACTGGCACGTATTCTTTCTGAATAGTCGTGCATCCTGATAAGAGCGTCATTAGGAATAGCAGTATTGGCGCAATCATTATTGACAAGAACAGTTTTGATGACCGTTTTAACTTTTTCAGAATCCACGGCTGACCTATTCCGCTCTTCGCTATTAAGTGATGAGACATTATTGATAATCCTGAATGTTCGATTGGCGTTTTCTGTGATTGAGTTTTGGCGCGATAGTTGCTCAGTGAGTGATTGGTTTTCTTTCTTTAGCTCCATTACTGATTTAGTAACAAAGTATGAAGCTAGCATCGTGCTAAAAAAAACTATTGGAACCCATGATGTTAATTTACTCATAACAACAACCAAGCATCTTCAAAGACTTTCTGACTGTATGGCTGATACCCAAGCTCAACACCCACAATTGCTGTGGCCAATGCAATAGCAACCGGTTTAGATGAAACATTAATAGGTTCACTTACGCTAACACCAATATCTTTAGCTGCTCGGTTAATGTAACCAGTAGTGTTGTTTTCATTTGGTGGCGCATACCGATCGATAATCGACTCGACAGTGTTGAGTTCGTATTTCTTTTGGTATGTCTGCAGCAATTTATAAATTGCACGAATACCGTATTCAGGTGATACGAATTGGCAGAAGCTCGGATCTGTTTGCTGTGCGGATAGTCCTTGCCATTTTGAACCGTGTCGAATGTTGCCCGGATTGTTATTGCGTTCACCGCGTGCTGGTCTAGTCATTTCTTACCCCCTGTAAACTTATCCCAGAAGAAATCCAATGCTAAAGAGCCAGCGGAACCACATAAGCCAGCCGTAAATAACGTGTAGTAGAATGAGGCGTTAAGCTCTATTGATATAAGACCACCCATCATTCCAGCAAAGCCAGATACGAACATTTGCATAATTGCCCCTACCCAGCTCCACCGATAACCATTACGTTTATTGTCAATAATGTATCTAGCCAATCCGCCGTATAGGGATATAGCGAATATGACACCCCATGCGGTGGCACTGAATTTGTCTTTCTCGTCCATTCGTGTCATACCGCCTCCTTTTTGGAGGAATTAGTTAATAGAACGCCGACTCACAGCTCTTGTGTGAATGTGAGGTGTTGTGATTGATTCTGTGGTCGGCATATACGAAAAAAGACCGCCTAAGCGATCTTCTGAATGTGAACTATCCGGTAATTCCGGATGGTTGGATTACCACAATGCAAATAAACACTCTGGATAAATATCAATAAATTAAACTATGTTACCCTCATCAGTGAAGGCAACACCCTCGAATTCGGGGGAATTAAAACGAAACGGGATTAATTGTTAATTTCTTCGGCATTTGTTTGGCGACAGACCGATGAAAAAACAATTAACCCCGCCCTAAAAGCACAGATGACGAACGTGCTTTGTTATTTTTTTTCAAAGATATACACGAGCATGTATATAAGGTAAGTAAACTTAAGAGTCACGTAAAGCAACTTACCTTATAATTGTTGCTCATTTGCTCATTTATGTCAATAGCAAAGTTCAGCAATATTTTTAACTTTAGCTACACGTTTACGATTATTCATTGCATTTCGCAGAGGTTCGTACAATAACCACTGTGCGGCCTTGAGCTTTTCATCAACTTCTCGCCTTAATGTAATTAACGCAGGTTTCTTTAACTTCCCTCCTGACCTTGTATTCATTTTGCGTGGTTTTGCAACTCGGTGATAGTAAGATGCAATCGACAACTTAGATGACCCATGAGCGTAATAACTGAGTAATATTCCATAAGCCTGTGTGTCAGTGGCGATGACTGAATCTACGACCTGAGAAATCAACATTCCTTCATCGTCATTACACATAGGTCTTGATGGGTTTTTACTTGGCTCTACTGTTTGCATGAATTTATAAATCATGTTGATCATACGAATATCGATACGACCAGAATATACCCACGCCCCCCACAGATTTAACCATCCATCTAGCCAGCGAAATTGCTCATCTGTTAATTCCTTTTCTCCGTTATAGCTCATCTCGCCTCCGGTAATACTGTGTGATAATCATCATTCGCAGTTGTATATAAAATCCTGACACATTCCATCAGCCCGCATAATACTTCCATGCATTCAGCAATCTGCATTACACAGAAGTTAACTCGACCGCCTGATTTAGATTTTAAATATCTAGCTTCTTCAATAGCTGCGATTAAGTAAGTGAACATTAAGCCACCTCCGAATATTGGTCCTTTCGCTTTTTCTCATACCAACGGGCCCTGCGAGTGAATATGGATTTCATTCGCTTGAGATATTCGATGTCGAATTTACGGACCGTGTTATCGTGCTCTAAACGAGTTACTCGCTCTTCGCCTATTTTATTGATGAGATTAATGCGATACGGGATGAGATTTCCTGACAGGTCCCTATTGCAGTGAACACAGCCAGCATGAATATTGAGTAGATTAAATCTTAAATGACTTGCCGAACCTCTGGACCTGTAATGGCTAGCATCTACGGAACCACCTCTTACCCCATAATTTAAGGACCGACCGCAAGCAATACATGGCTGACCATAGTCTCTCCAAAATATATATTTATTTACTGCTGATTGAGCCTCTTTGTTCCAGTCTGATTTCGTCTTTAACTTTTCCTTTCTGGCCCGCAATATTTTTTTTTCCTCAGATAAACGTTTTTTACGGTCCTTTTCTTCGGTCCGTTTAATTTCATTTGAGGCAAATTTTATTGCGCAGGATGTGGAGCAGACTTTTTGGGTAGATAAGTAGGGAGTGAATTCTTTGTTGCAGACTTTACAGGTTTTGAGCTTCGGCTTTTTAGCCTTAGCCATACATCACCCCAAAATAACCCCAAGAATTAACATGGCGATAAACCATGTTGCGACAAATTTTCCATAGCGTAATAAATTGGCATTAAGCATTGGTTCAAACTCCTTTTGTGGTTTCTTTGGATATTTATGTTTGTGTTTATATTTACTGCGATACCTCGCCATCTCCCTCTCCTTTGATTTTATCCATCACTTCCAAATGAGCGTATTCATCAGCACACTTGCTACACACGTAAATTTCTTCATCTGTTAGCTGTCTATTGCATGATTGGCAGTTCATTGAACGCCTCGCTTTACCGCACGTTTAGCTTCACGTTTAATGGCAATACCTAGTCGCTCTAGCCACTCTCCGTATTTGAGTAGTGCTTCGGTTTCATCACTAATACGAGGGAACCCATCCATTTCAATATCTACCTCAAACTTTCCAAAGTTATCTCTGGCAATAGATATTTTCTGCTCTAACTTTGTAGTCTCGTTATTGTGAGTAACGTTATACTCCTTGAGAAATAGGTTTTCGTTTCTTTCAAACTTGACCAACTCCATTTTTGTTGACTTGGTTTTCACGCTCTCACCCCACTCAATAATGAATCAAACTTCATCAACATCGGATTACCCATGCCTGAGACGTTGGCTTTATCGACAAACCTAATTCCACACTCAAATTCGGATTTTTTCCGCTTGGTGTAAACTGGAGCTACATTAAACTCTCTCATCACTATCTTCACCGCATCATGAGACACCTTGTATTTCACTGTGCTTTTTATTTTCCCGACCACTAAAACTGCTTTCAGCCTATGCATTTTCCTTATGATAGGGTTGGCTGTTGGGTAGGGTATTCCAGTTATATTTTGAACTTGTTTTATTGTGAAAGAATCAAGCCCACTAACAGCATTAATAATCTCAATAGCATTTTCACATTTTGGCGTCATTTCTCAGCCTCCAACTCAATAGCCCGTTTTGCGGATGCCAGCACTTCACATAAATCTTGCTCTTTGTCTTTATGACCTCTCAATCCAGCGCAGAGAGCTTTTTTAATTAAATGCTGTAATGCTGGGTTAGTTACTTCAAAGGCCTTTAAAACGTCATACACATCGATTGTTACGCCTTTGCATGGTCTGTCGTATTTACTCATCTTGTTTATCCTTTAGTTTCATGTATTCGCTGTCATTCGGGATGATGATTGGAATGCCTTTTTCAATGCACCATGCTTCGTGTTTCTCCATCATGATGAGCATCCGTGCTTTATCCATCCTGCTAGTTTTCTCGCGCTCTCCGTTTTCATCACGCCCCAACCAGTGACCGACAAAATATTCATGGGTTTCTTCGTTAGTGATTGGCTTTGAAAGAACGACTTCACCAGCACCATTTTTAATATCAATGACAACACCACGTGCGCGTAACCAGTCGCCTGTGGTTTCTACCCACATTCGCCATGTTTTGTTCATTGGTATTGTTCTGAGTTCACGCCATTCGGTGATTTTGATTCGGTACCGCTTGCCGGTTTCTGTTACTTCTGAGAGGGTTTTGAAAATGCCTTTTAGATTGGATTTATGGAGACAGATATCACTTGTCAATTAAACCTCCATATCACTCACTGTTAGCTCTCCTGTTCAATTTATTCAAAATCGTGTAGCCACCTTGATAGGTTCGAATCGACAATTTCTGTGATTTCTTTTTTCCTACTACGCTTACAATTTATGTAAGTTGCTACGCTGTAAAGTGGATAAAGAAATGGAGTTGATAGCGCAATAAACAACATAAAAGACAGCATCAAAATAGTTATTGGTAGCTCTCTAATTTCACTATCTAGCCAAAATAACCAATTACGAGTTTTCATGTATTCCGCGTATGCAGCAACTGTATACGCCATGCAATCAATGAAATTAAAGTCATAACCTGCCACTGTCGCCCAAACTGGCCTGTGAAGAAAGTGCTTAAGCGTAACTGGATATTGTTTGTAATACTTCATCATTCACCCTCTGGCATTGGTGGGAGTGGCATCCAGTGCGTTATTTCATCAGCAATAATATCTCTGCCATAACTAAATTCGTCAGGATAAAATTGCCCATCATGATCAACATCAGCAATCCAGATATAACCTTTAGAAAAAACCAGTACAGTGGTTTCATCGTTAGGCAATCTCTCGCTCACCTTAACCCAATTAGTTCCCTGCATTAGATACCTCCCAGTCAATTTTAAATAGTCGATTAAGCACTTTCTCGCTTCGGTAATTTTTGAAAAACTTGCGGTTATAGTCTTTGCAGTTCTTTATGTATTTTCTTTTCCTGAAGGTAGCCTCGTCTGCATAAGCCCATAAGAGATCTTTATAATTAGTTCCTTTCATCTAAAAATCCTCTTGCGTGTTAAGCAACTTGCTTTCTTGTTCGGTAGCTATCCCATGTAAAAGCCAGCGTACACCCACCGCCGTCATTCATTCTGTCAATAACTCGCTCGCCAATGAATGCGCCTAATTCTTCTCTGGTTTGGTTGCTGATTAGAATTGTTGGTTTCATCTTCTCGTAACGAGTATTGATGATTTCAAATAGGATTAGTTTTTCCGCCTCAGTGCCGAATTGCACACCAACTTCATCAATGATTAACAAATCTGGTTTTGTATAAATCCGAATAACTTCGAACTCTGTTTCAGTAGAATTCTTACTCCAAGTGGATTTAAACTTTCTTGCAATTCGTAAGGCTGTCGTGAACAACGCAGAATTTTGATAATCCTCAACAACACTTTTCGCTATTGCTAATGCCAGATGATTTTTACCCGTACCAGGCTTTCCGCACATCACTAAACCACCGCCATTTTTTAGGCGATCTTCCCATTTTTTAACGTAGGCTTTGCAGACATTGAGATTGTATTGAGCGTCCTTGTTAACAGCCTCGTAGTTATCCAGTGTGCAAGATTTAAAGCGCTCTGGAACATGAAGTTCATCAAGGAGTTTTTCTGTAAGTTTCTTCTTGAAACGCATGTCATAATCACGCTGTTCGATCTTCAATGCTTCCAGCTCTTCCATGAGGCAATGTGGGCAAGGTGTTGGTCGTGATGGAATTGATATCGCGGTTTTACTTGAGCGAGTTCTGGCTTGATATGCGCCATGCTTAGAGCAGGTTGATTCAACAATCGTCACTTCGGTGTTCGGTATTTCTGCTGGCGGTTTACTTAGATTTTCAAGTTGCCTTTCGATTTGCTCGATTTTGTCTGATAGGTTCATGATTTAATTCATCCATGTTGGCGCATCCGTTTTACCGTAGTCCTTGGATGCAAAATTCTCGTTTACAGCTCGCTTAGGTGGCGTGGCTTTCCATGAATTACCAGAATTTTTGTTTTGGTAATTTAACTTCTGGCTTGCAGTGATAAACCAGTTTTTAGGCTTAGCGGCTCTGAACTCGATATCTAGTCGTTTTAGCTCATGTACCAAGTCGATGTTTGAATACAGCGACTGCCACTCAGCAAAGTCTTTGTGATTTAATCGGATCACCTCTCCCTCGAATGCGTACTTGCTCGACATTTGGTGAATACTTGCAGATTGATTTTCTGGCTCACTAGGACAAGCCGTGTTTTCGGCTTGGGTGTTATTAGGAATCAGGTTAAGGGAATCAGGAATCAGGTTAAGGGAATCAGGAATCAGGTTAAGGGAATCAGCAGGATTTGTTGTATGCTCTTCTGATTCTTGCACTGTGCTTGTATGGTGCTTTTCTGGTGCTCCTTTGTTTTCAGTAGGTTGCATTACTTGTTCTGGTATTTCACTAGCCGCTTCTTTTACGTGAGGGTTCTGATGTTTCTTCCAGTTATTAATCTGAATAAACTCATTCCCATCTACTGCATATCTGGTAATAAAGTTTTTACTGTGTAGTTGTGCGAGTAATTTTTCACAATCAACATCATCGTATGGCAAAACCATAGCTTTAATTTTACGTGGCTTATCTTCTAGGCGACCTTCTCTATCTGCAATAGTCCATAAACCAACGAATAGGATTCGTGCAAATGGATCACATTCAGCAAGGTCATCATTAGTAAAAAAGCCTGGTTTAATATTTCTTGCTCTGGCCATTAGAAAGGCACCTCCGGTTTATTTGTTAATTTATAACTATTATTTGCTTCCTCTTCATTTTTTAGATACTCATCGTATTGCTTCCCTATAGTGCTTTTTACTAGGTATGCGGTATCTTCTGTAAAATATAGAGAGTGCTGAGCGGTAAATTTATTGTGTAATAGTTGAGCGGCTAATCTTATTAACCTTTCAGCAGCAGAAAGCTTGCAACCAAAAACATTCAATCCTAATGATTCGAATAGATCACCAAGCCTTAATTCATCCAAGTTATGTGTACAAATAATGTCGAATGAATCCGCTATATCAGCGATATCGTCTCCCACTCTGGCTAAGCAAACTTCGGAGCATGTATCTACAATGTCTTCAAGAGCGCATTTAAAAAACTCTCTAGAATCATTAATTCTGTATTCAGATAGATACTCATGAATCTCAGACTCATCATCTCCTGGTGAATCTGAATAGAACGCCGCTTCTACTTTGAACCTATCAGGAACACCAGTTGCTGATGATAGTTCCTTAGCTCTTGATTCTGGTGATACGGTTGTCATCCCTACTTTATAGATGCCTGGCATGTATTCATTGCTTAAGACATAAACCCATCCCTCAATTCTAAAATTACCAGGTAGAGCTTCTGGAACAGGATTATCACGATTAAGCTTCATTTCACCTAAGTGACCAACGCTCATACCTGACAACCTCCATGTCTTTGTTTCTTTGTTAATTTCATATATAATTACTCCATTAATTAGCTGTATCAGCAAAAGGAAAGCCCAAAATCAGCTTCCCTTTAATACTGGTTATTGATACAGTGTATTTGTTAAGTTAAATGGCTAAGTCCATTTGTTGAGAAGCCTCAGTGACCGCTGGGGCTTTTCTTTTTGGTGCTTTGACATGTTCAAGCATTTGAATTAACGCTCTAGCCTCATCACCTTGCAATATCACTGTGTCATCTGGTGTCTCATACCCAATAGCAACTAAAAGCCTTGCACAACGTTGTATGAAGCTTAATTGCGTTTTAGATTGTTGAGATTGCCAGCGAGATATTTGTGATTCGTGAATACCCGTTCTTTTCGCTACTTCTCTAGCTCCAGTAACAAGTATCCCTTTCATGATTTTTGATTCGATTTCTCGAAATTTGCGTTCGTTTGATAATTCCATTTGTTAAATTCCTTCTTAGATTACTTCCCATATTGGGAACAGCAGTAATGATCCGTGGCTCATTCCATATGAGCGGATTATTTGCTCCAAGATTGCCTAGAGCAGGTTAGTGATGTTAAAGAGCAGGTAAATCAGTGAAAAATGTCTGGGTATAAAACTTCTTTAGATAATCCAGTAGCCATCATAAATTCACGCATTTTTGTTCTTGGTAGAGAACCGCCGTTCTTTTTAATGGCTGAAATTCGCTGAGGTGTTAAGCCAACCTTTTGAGCAAGGTCTTTCTGCTTTCCACCGACTGCGCTTACTGCGATATCAATTGGTGTTTGCTTTTCCATTAAGTATAACTCCATGTTTATTTATCAACATAATGTTAATCATTATCGAGCCATAAATCAACATAAAGATGATTGGTTTAAATAAACAAAATGTTTATCTTTGTGTTCGGAGGTTCGTATGGAACTTAGAGATCGAATTAATTACTTGCTAAAGGCTGAAAAACTAAAGCAAAAGGACTTAGCTGAGAAACTAAATGCCAGCGCCCAAACGGTTAATAACTGGCTAAAAAGAAACTCAATTAGCAGGGAAGCGGCGCAACAAATTAGTGATATTTTTGGTTATTCTCTTGATTGGTTATTAATTGGGAAAGGCGAGCCAAAAATAAGAAATATCGGACAATCTCAAATACCTGATGAAGATGGGTATATTCAACTTAGAGTTTGGGATAATCTAACTCCACTTGAAGCAGATGAAGTCGAGGTTCCTTTTTTGAAGGATATAGAATTTGCTTGCGGAGATGGATCATTTACGGACACTGATTACAACGGGTTTAAATTAAGGTTCTCTAAATCAACAATGCGGAGAATTGGCGCTAACAGTGATGGTGAAGGCGTCATTTGCTTTCCAGCACGTGGTGACAGCATGGAGCCAGTTATATTTAATGGAACAACCGTTGCAGTAAACACTAGGGATAAGAAGATTGTTGATGGAAAAATTTATGCTATTAACCAAGGTGGTTTAAAGCGAGTAAAAATGCTCCATCAATCTACACCAGGATCACTAACAATTCGCAGTTTTAATAAAATTGATTACCCAGATGAAGAAGTTCCAATAGAAGCAATAGAGATCATCGGTAGAGTTTTCTGGTGGTCTGTACTAGATATCTAATCAACATTGTTAAATGAAGCCACTTGAAGAAGTGGCTTTTTTTTACGTCCAAAATACACCTTTCATATACTTCATGTTTATTTTCACAAAATAAATCACCTTAAAAATCAACGCGAAATCAACTTTACGAGAAAATAAATCAACATAGAGTTGACTTTAAAATCAACATAATGTTTAATTAACTCATCGAAGGAAAGGAGCCAAAGGTAAACGGATTTAGTTCTTTAACAATTAGGAAAAAATGATTCAGGCATTCTTGAATCACCACTGAGTGGTTTTTGGGATTGGCTAGCTCTGTCACTATGAGGATAGTGAGAATTGTGGATAGTTGCATCACAGCCAATCACCAAAGATCACTTAGGAGGCAAATATGGCAACGATAAAAGTCATTGAAAGAAGTAATTACTCTCAACGTAGATATGAGCGCAGAGCTGAATTCCTAGCTCGTAAACGTGAAGAGATAAAAACTCCAAGCCGCTCAGTGGAAGAAATATGGGATTCAATATTTGGCGTTGAGAAACCAGAACGCCCTGTTCTCTCTCTCAAACCAACAAAGAATTATCCAAGTGGAGATAACTGTTGCTTACCTAATGTAGCAATATTTTCAGGAGTTAAAACAAAACAGCCGAGTAGTGAGTTCGGGGTTACGGCGAGATAAAACCCACGGATTGGCTGTGGTGAGTTGATTAATAGGAATATTGTCATGTATCGGGTCATATACAGAAACGAACCAAGTAGAGTTTTATTGCTTGGAGCAACTAGTATCGAAGCATGCGAGAAGTTTATCTCACAACGAAAACTAAAGGCATGCGACTACTTAATTCAAAAGTTGAGTTGATTAATAGATAGGAGATAGAGATGAATATTGAATTTTTATGTGAAGATTTTAAATGTGAAGTAATTTCTGGACGTATTTCTTTAACGGCATCTGGAGTTAAAGATATTGAGTTATCAGACAGTGCTCAATCCGAAGTTCTAAGAACTGCAATTAGCGAAGATAGCATTATTCAGCACCTTGAAAGCCAAGGTTACACGGTTACTAAAGACTAGCATCGTATTTAGTTAATAACGGAGGGAGTATGACAGATAAAACAGGTGGAGCAGCTTTTCCACAAAGTGGCTTTTCAAGCCCTTACGGTAATTTTATTAGCTCTGACTGTGGCGGCTCAGGGTTAACGGTAAGGGATTATTTTGCTGCCAAATGTATGCAGGGTGATTTCGCAGCTCAGGATGCTGTGGAAATGGGGTGTTACACAAATGAGACTCCTGATGAGTTTCTGGTGAAAAGAGCTGAATTCTACTACCGCATGGCAGATGCAATGTTAAAGGCTAGGGGGTGATATGCAGAATAAATTTGTACATTTATTTGAAAGTGGAAATTATCAGTTGCTTGTAAAAAAGACCGAAAGTGACGATGGTAAGCCAAAATTATCACTAATCACACAATATGATGGTGCAGAGGTGGATTTCGGTATCGTAATGAACAATGACGATGAGCTTGATAAGGTATTTAATAACCATGAGCAAATTAAGACTAGCGCTGAAATGTTCTTAAAGGAACTAAACCAATCAACATCTTTGCAAGACTTCATTAAGCGAATTTATTAGCAATCGCAAAAGCCCTCAGTCAGCAGTAACCCACCACTTAATCATTCATATCGCTATTAATAGTGAGGAATACGCACATAAGGAACATAGGAAATGGCAAATGAATTAGTCGTAATTGAACAAGCTACGGCGCTAGATTTATTTACAGCACCAGAAAAAGTAAATCAGATGCTGGAGCATATTAAATCTCTTGCAGAAGAAGAGCGAAAAGAACTCGATAGTGATTTCTCAGTAGCTAAAAACCGAAAGGCTTTTGCATCTCTGGCGTACAAAGTTGCTCAAACAAAAACGTATATCGACAAGGAAGGTAAAGCAGTTGTCGATAAGTTAAAAGAGCTACCCAAAAAAGTTGATGCTAGTCGTAAGTTATTTCGTGACGAACTAGATGCATTAAGCACAGACATTCGC